GTCATAACACTTGAACCATTACCATAAACATAGCCTGTTAAGGTAGTAGCCCCAGTACCTCCATTAGGTACAGTAAAAGGTACTGAAGGTAAAGAAACTATAGTAGCATACTGAGCAGCACTTAGATGATAATATTGAGCAGGTAATCCACCTTGAATATCTTGTAGGGCATTATGTTGACGAGTTACAATATCTCGAAGATTAGAACCAGTAAAATCAATGCTGGTCCAAGCAATAGATGCTTGCTGAACAAGTAACTGAGAAACTTTATAAAACCAGTCACGCCAGACAAAGACATCAGTGATTGGATTATTGGGGATTGGGGGTAATTGGACTGCCACTTATTCCTCTACTTCTTCCTTCTTTTCATAAACAAAGTCAGTGCAATATCCATACTTCTGAAGTTTAGGAAGTTCTTTTTCAAGTCGTTCTCCAATGTCATCACGAACAATTAAACTATTAGGAATAGAAATTTCATCCATTACTTCATAAGCTTTTTTACTTGCTGTACAAACGTCATTCCCTGTGCCTGTAGCCACAAGAATGTAATCTCCAGCTGAAACAATATGGTCTTCATAAACAATTTCCTTACCTTTCAATACAGGAGCTTTACCCATCATTACTTCACATAAATGTACATCATCTATAACACCTTCTAAACCATAGATAGGGTATCCATTAGGATCACGACCAGTTGATTTAGTGAATGGGAAGTCAGGTATAGCACCAACGACACCTACTGCATGTTTATTATATACCTTTAATGTATCTTTACCATTAATAAGATCTAACATCCATTCTACTGGATCACCCTTATGTAATACTGATTGAATATTAAATAAAGGCCAACCAGGACGCACAGTCCATTCTAAGGGTCTAGGACTACCCTTGTCATCAATAATGAATGCCAGGTCTACATAACCACAGTAGTTATTATAAACAAGATAGTCTTCTAGTTTAGCTAATGTTTCATTAAATAAGTTAGACTCTTTGACATACTTAACAACAGTACCCATCTCACCAGTATTAACACCATAATTAGAAGGCATTAATTTCTTAAATTCAAAGTTCTCTGTGATGTGTTTAGAGAAGCCACTAGGACCAATCCATGAACCAACAGCTACTTCAATGCCAGGAACAAACTCTTGTAGAATAAAAGGCATCTTAACTTTACCTTTAGACTTCCATCTCTCTAACATAAAGAGCATATCTGCAGCTGATTTAGATACATAGCTTAAAGCTTTATCTGCATCACCAGAAGGTTTAGATACATATCTTATAGGTTTGTTTTTGACATAATCAATAGCTTCATTGTATTCTTTAAATGTCACTGAAGGAATAATGTCTAACCCAGCTTTTTTCAGGATGTCCTGACCGAATCCACGGTTAAGTTCTAGATCAGACATTAAATCATTAGCACCTAGAATAGGATAGCCTTGTTTAAAGTATTTCTCTAAATCACGGTTCTCATAGGCATTATCAGATAAAACAATGATATCAGCCCAATCCATGTGTAAACGCCAGTTATAGACCCTAGGAACGAGTCCTTGACCTATTTTAGAATCATCATGACCAGGTACTTTTCTTATCCATTGTTTAACTTCATGGCCATGTTGTTGGCATCTAATACCAAAGTCAACAAAAGAACCTGCTGGGTCAATTAATAATATTTTCATTCTGCACCTATAGAAGAGCCAATTTTATAAGAGATTTGTTTAGTTAAAGCTCTAACAAGTCTTTCTGACATAGTATTTTTAATACCTTCGTCAGCAATTTGTTTGATGCGTTTAGCTTCATTTTCAAAGTATAACATATCTTCTTTAGGAAGAAGTTTATTACCAACTAAAGCTTGATCAATCTTATTAAACTTACTTAAGATTTCTTTAGGGTTAGCATTACCTAGGTATGTTCTAACACCATCTAATACTTCACCTTTAGTATAAGTACCATCTTTAATAAGTGGAGCAAGTTTATCAAATGCTCTTGACTCATTGATGTAAGTTAAGGAATGGTTAATATGATCTAAAAGTTCTGCTTTCTTCTCTGCTGCATAAGCATTACGATATTCTTTTTCAGCTTGGCCTAAACCTTGTTTATCTAACCAACCGTTATAAGCATCTCTTAATTGAGTACGAATAGCACCCGCTTCTTTTTCAGAGACAGCTTTAAAGCCTGTAGGTGGTGTAGACTTCTCTAAGCCTTTACCCCATTCACGGATTAAGTTATCAACTGTATCATGAAACTCAGCTCTAGTTTTAACATTAGCACTCATGTCAGTTTTAAGCTTACCTAAAATATCACTACCTTGTGATCTAGATAATGTACCTTTGTCAACTAGTCTAGAAATTTCTTGTTGGAATGTACCAAACTCAGATGAGTTAGAGAACTTAATAGCATTATTAGCACCCATAGAGATCTCACCAACTTTAGGTCTTAATACACCTTCTCTAATATATTTAGAAGCAGGGCCCTCAAAATCAGCAGGAACACCATACTTATCTCTTAATAGAGCTGTAGTAGATGCTTGCTTCTCATTACCAATAACACCTTCTGTATACCCTTTAATTCGTTTACCAAATGATTTCTCTTGTTCTGTTTCAGCTTCTTTAATAAACATAGCTTTATCTTTTTCAGATAGTTTAGCCATATTGTTTAAGAAACCACCTGGACTATGTAGTAAGCCAGNACCAATAAGTTTAGCACCAGTGATTAATTGTTTACCTGTAAAATTTACAAGACTTTCTGTACCACCAGAAATAAGAGAAGTTAATGCAAATTTAGCTGCAGGAGAATAACCAGAGGCATCTAAATATTCATCAACACCTCCAAATGTAGCACCACCTACACCTCCCATAATAGCTCTAGCAGTTGGAGGAGTATAACCCCAAGCTTTACCAGCAGCTTCAATAGTACCACCTAAGCCTTTAGTAATAGGACCACCAGGAAGTTTTCCAACAATTTGACCTGCTTTTTCTAATACTTTAGGTCCAGCAAAGCCAGTGAAGCCACCAACAGCAGCACCACCTTTAACTTCTTGTTTTAACTTTTGGAAATCAACATCACGAGTTTCACCAGATTGAAATAGTGAAGCACCTTTTTCTTTAAGATAATCATAACCTTCTTTAAGAGGTTCTGCTACCATAGCTCCCATAGAAACAATGTCTGTAGGTAATTTAACAGATTCTACACCAGGTTCTTTTTGAACTTGAACTTGTTTAGGTTGTTCTTGAGTAGTAGGGCTATAAATCTTCTTTAAAGATTTAAGATAACTAATAGTATCTTTATCAAGTTTAGTTAAATCTTTATCTTTCATGAATTGATCTGCAACACCAGGACCAGCTTTATAAGCAATTGCTGATACAAATGGATCATTATATTTATCCATGTGCTGTTTAAGATATGATACACCACCCTTAATATTTTGAGCAGGATCTGCAGGGTCTACATTAAGGTCTTTAGCTGTACCTTTAATAAGTTGCATAGGACCTTGGGCTGTAGTTGTACTTGCTTTAGCTTTAGGATTAAAACTACTTTCCATATAGCCAATAGAAAGAGCATAAGCAGGATCTACACCTTGACTAATAGCCTCGGATTTAATCTGCTTAGCAGTTTGAATTTGTTCAGGGGATAAGTTCGACCAACTAAAATCAGCCATTAGTAACTCCTATAGTGAATCTAATTGATCAAGTACTTCTTTTGTAAATACAGTTGTTCCAGCTGAAGACATTTTAGCAGCAGGTTTATCTTCATCCTTTTTGGAAGGGAACATATCAGGTACTTTAATACCTTTCTTCTCTTCTAACCAAGTTTGAAAGTCTTTAGCCTTACCACCTTCTCTATGGAACTCAATAACATCGTTAGCATTCCAAGGAATAATATCATTAAGTTTAGTAATACCTTCTCTCATAGAGTTAGCTTGGTCTTCATTTAGAGAACCAGACTCAAGAGAAGCTCTAGCACCATTAATAGCATTTTGTTTAATCTTAGCAATCTTCTCAAGCATAGTCATGTGACTTTGATTTGGAGCTGTCATTAAAGCATCCATTTCTTGTTTAACTTGAGCTTCATTAAGTTTATAACGACCACCAGAAGTTAATGTAGCTGTTTGACGAACTAAGTCAGTCATTACAGAACGATACATTTGTTTATCAGTATCTGTAAGTTTTGTACCAATAGCTTTAGCAGTAGCACCTAATACACCATGATCAGAGATATTATCATAAGTACCAGTTGATGTAGAAATTCTACCTGCATTAGTAAGTTTCATGATGTTTTCAGCAGCACCTGGAATATAAACACCAGTTGTTTCATCTTTACCACCAGTAACTTCTAACATAGCAGTTGTCATGGTATTAGCAGTAGCTCTTTCTTGCCAAGAACCTTTACCACCTGTTTTAGCAGTCGCTAAATTCTTTTTGATTTGTGATTCTTTTAATTGAGCATCAAGTTTATCTAACCCTGTTTGTGAAGAGTCAATATATTGTTGTGCAATCTTTTGGCGTTGATTTACATCAGTAACTTTCATTAAGTCAGTTGCTGGGAAACCTAAACCTTGTAATTGCATAATAGACATAGCCCAAGCTCTATTACTATTGTTTTGACTAGGATCAGCTTTAACTGATTCTAAATAACCGTTAGCAATAGTAGAACCTGCTGATAAAAGCTTTTGTTGAGCATTAATATGTCTTACTTGAGCTAGAGATTGTTTATCTTCTAAGTCTTGAGCAAAGCCAATCTCTTCTTTATATTTAGATAATAAACCATTCTTACGATAAAGTTCAGCTCTATCATAAGCAGATTTAACAGCTGTTTGAGCTGAGTTTAAATCTTTACCAGCTGTCTTAACAGTATCAGCAATAGTTGTAGTAGGAGCTGCTTCAGTAGTAGTAGCTTTATAACCTTCTACAGCACCTGGTTTAGGTGTAGGTTTATAAGCTTCTAAAATCTTATTATATTCATCTTCTGTTTTAGCAGATGCAAGTTTATCTTGAGCTTCTTTAGGAAGTTGAGATGGTTTAACACCTTGTTGAATAGTAACATCAGCTCCACCATCTGTTTTCATTGTTGTAGTGATATCAGGAGGAGTTGTATCATAAGGTGTTGTAGTAACACCATCACCTGCTGGAGCACTAGGAGCTGCTTTAGGAGGCATTGAAGGCATAGGACCAGCTTGTGGTGCTTGTCTTTCTTGTTGAAGAGCCATCATATCAAGTTGTCTAGCTTTTTCTTCTTCAGCTTGCATACGCTTCATTTCTTGAAGCTTAATCATCTCTTGACCAGATTGAGCTACTTGCCTTTGTCTTTCATAAAACGGGGTTAATTCACCAATTGCCATTTATATCTCCTTAACCAAAGAAACCAGCACTTAAACCTGCAGCACCAGCCATAATGTTTTGTAGGGCAGCAGTTTGTGTTGCATTTTGCTGATTTTGTGCAAACTGACCAGCTTGAACACCAAGATTTGCATTAGATACACCAGCTTGTGTACCAAGAGTATTAACATATTGGTTAAACCAGTTTTGAGCTGTTGTAGCTCCTTGTTGTTGTAATGAAGCTAATGTTCCACCAGATACAGCTTGACCTGTTGCTGCAGCTTGTCTTTGAATATTCTTAGCACCTTGCTGTTGAGCAAATTGATAACCAGGCATACCATAAACCATATTAGGATTTTGCATAAGTTGATTAAGTGATGAAGCAGCTTGTGAACGATATTGTGACCATGGATCAGCTGCTGATGTTGCAGCTTGAGGTGATTGTGGAGGATTCATTAAATTATAAACACCAGATCCAACTTGAGCTAGATTAGCAATGTTACCCATGGTACCCATTTTAGCACCAGAAGTTAAAGCACCTAGGGCACTTGTAGCACCTCTAGGAATAGCACCTTGTGCAGCAGTAACTAAACCTAAGCCACCAGAAGCACCAGAAGCTACATCCATAACAGCACCCACAGAATTACCTGTAGCTGTTGCTACATATTGAGCAGCTGTTTCGTAAGGAACACCAGAATTAACATAAGCTTGTATAGCATCATTAACAGCAGCTTGATCCATAGTAGTACCTGCAGAACCCATTAAAGATCCTGTAGGAGTAGCTCCAAATAAGCTACCTACACTAGTATTGCCGTAGTTTAATACACCACCGCCCATACCAAGTCCACCCATGATACCACCACCGATACCACCAGTAAGTGCACCCATACCAATGTCACCACCAGTAACTCCACTGATGACAGCACCCGTTAGAGCACCTCCGACCACATCGGCTGCTATACCTTCTCCAATAACTGAAGCTACTGCACTAATACCCATAATTAATCCTTTATAATTTTCCCTACGATAATATCTTCATCAATGTATCCCATTCTATGTAGGAGTACTCTGAAGTCTTTGTTAAACTTGATATGCCACATAATCTTGGCAACACCTTTTTGCTTTAAATATATCTCAGAAGTCTTAATAAATTTAATACCTAAAGAACCTTTTCGGTAATTAGGATGTAAATATAATAAGTCATTATTAGCATAAACTGTTGACTTATAATGTAAATGATTAGTAATAAAGAATATAGAGTATCCAACAAGTTTACCTTCATCTCTAGCTGTAATAATCATTAATAAACCATTATCACATAAAGACTTATACTTATCCCAATCAGGATCAAGTGGTATTACTTCTTTGTTTACTGCTATTTCTTCATAGTGAAGTTTAATAAGTTCTTTGATATCTTCACTAACTTGGTGATACTTCTCTACACCAAATTTAATCATTTTAGCTCCTAGGTTGAACCTGGATCTACATCTACCTCACATGCTTGAAGTCTTAAAGGAACATTATCAGTGCAGAAGAACTCGTAAGCTCTTCGTCTAAATGACCCATTTTGGTATGTAACACTTCGATTTGCATTCAAATCTATATTACGGTATTGTGACCAGTTGTTATAATCGTCATCAGTATGTCTGACTCTTAATGTAGCCCCAATCTTATCACCTACTATTTCAAGTCTAGAAATGAACTTACGCTTAGTAGAATTAGCATCTATTAAATTAGTTCTTACTCTAAATTGAATTGGACCAGCATCATCAGAATACGAATCTTCACTAATATTATACAACTTTCCGTCCAAATTGTCAAGTGAATATGCTTTATTATTGTAAGAAGTGTAGAATACACCATCTAAAATGTCTTCTTTACCATTAAGATAAGAAGTCCATATAGACCATTGTTTAGATTTAACATCTAATACTAATGTCATATTGTCATTAAGTAGGTTAAGAACGTAGAAGTAATGTCCTGCTACTTTCAATGAATAAGCTCTTACATCTGTTAAAGTAGAGTTATTTAATATTCTTTCAATAGAAGCATCTGATACTTGAACAGGTCTTGTACCATCAAGCATTAATACCATTCTACCTGTGTTTTGACCTACACCAACCCATACAACAGTTTGTTCCATTTCAACCACAGAATCACCATTAGCACAACCAAATTCTATACGGAATGTTTGGTTAGGTAATAAAGGTGAACCAGTAGTGTTACCTGCATCATAGAAGAACTCTGTAGACCATTGACCAAAGGCTATTAAATAGTTTAAGTGTTTAGCTAATGCTACACCTTGATCAGGTTCTGCTTCTGCAGTAATAAAGTTTAAAGCATCCCAGTTATTAGGGTTATTAGGTTCTGAGTTCCAAATTTTACCATCTTGTGTCATAATAAACACATAGGTATCAAAGTAAGCAGCTCCAGGAACCACTGTAGAAGTTGTTGGGAATCCATTAAGTAATGCTGTAGCAGTTGCAGCTATACCTACCCATTGTAATGTAGCTGTACCATTAGTAAATGTACTGCCAGAAGTATCAGTAGGGCCTGTTGTTCCTGTTGTACCTGTGATTGTAACAGTAAATAATTGACCATTATAATAGATTTGACTATTCTTTGTAACAGCTGTAGACGCTACCCATGGTGTACCAATAGTAATTGTAGGAGCTGTTACATAACCACTACCTTGATTAGTAATAGTAATAGATTCTAATGTATTACCTGTAATTGTTGTATAATCTGAATGAGCATTACTACCATCACCAGTAATTGTAGCTGTAGGAGGTGAAGTATAACCACTACCTGTATTTGTTATAGTAACACTTGTAATAGAACCACCAGATACACCTAATACTGCTGTTGCTGTTACTCCACCTACTAAATTAGGTGCAGAAAATGTCATATTAGCATAAGTATAACCAGTACCTACATTGTCTACATGGACAGTAGATACACTACCACCAGACATAACTGCTACACCAGTAGCTGTAGTACCACTAGGAGGTGCTGTAAATGTTACTGTAGGGACTGTTGTATAACCAGTACCACCTGTATCAATATTAACAACAGCTACTCTATCAGAGGATAGTTGTGTTAATGTAGTACCATCATAAGTGTAAGCACTATCACCTTTTTGAATGAATAAGTAGACATCATTCAATGTTTTAGCAAAATAGCAAGGACTATAAGGTCCTACTAATGTACCTACTGTTGTTGTAGTAGTGCCATCTGTTTGATAGACAACATTATTAACAA